TGCTGATAAAGGTTGTTTACCTGCATCACGAGCTTCTTTAGAAGCGTAGCCATAGAATGTTACTTCTGTGCCTTTACCTTTAAAGTCCTCGTGAACTGCTCCTATGTTCCAGTAATGACAATCTACGCCATAGTCACTCGGTATTGCTTTTAATAATGCCATTTTGTTTTCCTCTTTAAGTAGTTAAAGTTAATCTATTACCTTTAGATAAATTTTCTTTAGCAGGTAAATGTTGTAAATTAAATTCTACATGTAATCCACATACATTTTTCCCTCTTAATGGAATTATATGGTCTACATGATACCCTTGTGGACAAGTCTTATATATTTCTTTAATAATATTTAAGTCTGCCCATTTTGGTGTTGCTTTTATTTGCAATGCTTTACGCCTTGCCATTTTTGCATTTAATAATGGTCTGTTATTTTTTGCATATTCACGACTTTTTGCATTGATTTTTTTAACATATTCAGGATTTTTTTTGTATTCCTGATATCTTAACTTCATTAAATCCATTTGCTTTTGTCTAAATTCAGCATCACTATGCCATTTAATTTTCTTTTGTTTTAATTCTTGTACATAAACATTAGGGTTAGTTATTTTTTTGTCCCTAAATTTTGCATTTCTTTTATCTCTAGCTTCAGGATATTTTTCCCAATACTTACGCATTTTTACATTTCCACATTCACAACACCTAGCATCTTGTGTATATCTTAATGTTAAATGCCCATGTTTACATGGAATTCCTGTGTAATAATGCTTTAACTTTTTTTCTTTTGCTTCTTTTAAGGTAATTATTTCCATACCAAATTATCCTACCAACAATCTCCTAGTAGTGCCATCACTTGTCTTTATTGTAACATATCCTGTAGGGGTTAGCACACCTGCTGTGTATGTACCGAATCTTACATTACCTGTACCTTTAGGTGTTAGTGCTAGGTCTATGTCTGTGTCTGTTCCTGCTACACTTAATGCTGGTGCTGAACCTGCTGCTGCACCTGTTAAACCAAAATAATTTACTGCACTAGCTGTATGATTTACTCTTAATTGGTCATTATTTGGTGAGCCACCTGTGCTTACACGAACATAAGATGAACCTTTTGTTTGTAAAATAAGACCTACATTTCCATCACTACCTTGACCAGAAATTACTGGAAATCCAGTTGTAGAAGCACCCGTCACCTGCACATAATTAACTGCTGATGCTGTGTGGGATACACGCATTTGTTCTACAGATGTGTTTGTAAAAAATCTTACATTACCTGCAGCTTTAGCACCCATTCCAACAGATACATCTGTATCTGCTCCAATTCCATATATTGCAGCAGTACCACCTGATGAATTTCCTTGTGCACTTAAAAAATTAACATTAGTTACTCCAGAGTTAGCAATTCTAAAGCCAACTCCACTTGAAGTTGCCAGTTCCATTACTGAGCTAATAGCTGTAACTCTAGCAGTACCACCAACATTTGCAAACGCAGCAGCACCACTACCACCACCGCCACTAAAGGTAATTGTAGGTTGTTCTATGTAGCCTGAACCTGCGTTAGTGATTGTAAATGTAGTATCAACAGCACCTGCAGTTACGGTACAAGTAGCTGTAGCTTGAACACCACCTGCTGTTGTTGGAGCTGATATTGCTACCGTAGGAGCAGTAGCATATCCTGAACCACCTGCTGTCCTAGTAATAGCCGTTACTGTTCCTCCATTGCTTATATTTACACCACTACTACCTGCGGCTAGGTCTATAGCACCTGTGCCTTTAGGTTGGAAAGCCATAGAGATGTTGGTGTCAGAACCTTCCAAAGAAATTGTTGGTGCAATAGTAGATGCACCACCTGAAATAATGTGGTTATTTACAGAAGCATTTGTTCCTGCAATTTTTAATTGAACATTACTTCCTGCATAAGAACGGAAGAATATGTTTGGTCCACCTTTAACATCAAAGTTTAATCCTATATTACTATCAGAACCTTGAGATGATATTGAAGGTCTTGCACCTGTTGCACCACCTGTTACTTGAACATAGTTTACAGCAGAAGCGGTGTGGGAAACTACTTGTTGCACTACACCACCATTTGTATAAAATGCTACTGAACCTGTGCCTTTACTAACAATATTTGTGCCAATGTTTGTGCTTGCACCTGCTGAATATAATGCAGGAGTTCCACCATTAGAACCTGTAGTAGCTAGATAGTTTGTAGTGCTTGCAGTATTAGCTATTTGAAATTGTGTGCCACCTGCTGTATTTAAATTTACATTACCTGTGCTAATAGCACTTAATGTTAAGTCGTTAGTTGTCGCTGTGACTGATGGTGTGGTGACAGATGTAAACCTACCTGTAGTAGCTGTAGTAGCACCTATAGTAGTGTTGTTTATAGTGCCACCTGTGATAGATACAGCAGTTGCATCTTGCTCTGCCATTGTGCCAAGACCTGTGAGTGTGTGGTCATTGTTCCAGTCGCTAGGTAAAACTATGTTAGCTAGAGTTGTGCCTGGTGCAAAGTTACCTAAAGCTATCTGTGCATCTAACTGAGCTTGTGTCCAGTCAGTTATGGTATTAGTTTTATTATGCTTAACTATTACGGTCATACAACACCTTGTGCTTTACCATCAGCACTACGAATGATTTGTTTAGGTCTGTTTAACGTCTCTATGGTTTGTTGATGGTTAAGAGTTTGTTGTTCTACTAACCTAGCCATATTAGCGTTTATAGCCTCTACAAGCCCTGCTAACGCATTATTAGGTTGCTCTTGACCATATTCATCCATAACTGTGAATGAGTCAGGATTAGCACCTTTTATGTTCATAGATGTAGTCTTGATATCTTTGTTAGCTTGTAACTCAGCTATCATAAGTTTAGTATCGTTTTCTAGTTTAGTCTTCCACTCATCAAACGCTAGTTGACGTTGTTTCATGTCATAGTCAGCAGCATCTTTACGTTGACGTTCTTCTAGTTCAGCAGCCTTACGAGCATTTTCGCCTTGAACTTTCATAGCATCTATTTCTTTTTGAGCTTGGATAGCTTGTTCTTCTATAGATGGACCTTGTGGCTGTGGTGGTGGACTGTTAGCTGGATTAACCCAGAACTCTTCAGGATTTTTAAAGCCTGCGTTCTGTGTAAGTTTAGCCAATGCATTGTATATCTTTTCAGGACTAGTAATACCAATTTGGATAGCTTCTTTTTGCATTTGTAAGATAGACATAAGATGGGTAAGTTGTTGGTCTTTATTACCAGCACCTAAGCCTACAGAGATAGATAAGTCTTTACGAGCTTTCCATTCTCTAGGGTCTACTTCTACCCACTTGTTACGCATACGAACAATGTCAGGTTTAGTAAGTGTTGTTCTTACCAAGTGATGCACTAACATGAATAGTTCTTTTACACCTGTCTCTGCGAATGTTCTAGCGACTAGCTCAATACGTTGTTGAGCAGCGTTCATAATCTGTGCTACACCGGTAGCAGTCTTGTTAAGGCTATTAGAATCTAAGCCTTGATTGTAAGCTGTGATACCTGTTCTCTTCTCTTTCATAGAGTCCATGTATTCAACCATACCGAATGATGATGCTGGTAGTGGTGGATGTGATAAAGGCATAATGCCTGAACCTGGGTCACCTTCTACACGAACAATACCACCTGGACGTGATGTGAGCATATCGTCTAGGTTTACTCTGTCAGATATTGCATAACGACCATTGTTAGCTAGATACATATTATCTAACTGACCACGAATAAGCGTAGACTTAATAAGCTGAATGTCCATAGTCAAGTCAGCATAAGAACGACCAATATGTCTATGTGGCATTATCATTGGTGTGATACATGCGAAAGGAACATACTCGCATTTCTCTTTATAAAGAATAGTGTTGCCTAATACAACGACTCTATATCTTTCACCATCTAACTTAATGTATGTGTCTTTAACTAAACCTTCTTCTGGAGCAATAGCTCTATCGTATTCTTCATCATAGATATCACGAGCATTAGACTCTTCTTCAAACGTATCTCTTACGTCTGACATGATTGACTTGATGTATTCTAGTGGCTTGTCAAATGCTTCAGCAATACTAGCTAACTGCATGACTTCTCTATGCTGAACAAAAGTAGCGTCTTGTAGATTAGGACCTGATACCTCTACAGATACCATAATGTTTTCAGGAGCTACGTTATCAATGTAGATTTCAGTCTTGCTTTCTGTAACCTTGAGCTTAACGTCATGTA